CTTTAACATCGTCTGCTCCATCTCTACAGAACCGGGATTGAACTGAGGGGTGGGGGCAAACTCAAAGTCCTCGCGGCGGGTGCGGCCAATGCGTCCGCCAGGAGCCCATTCTCCGGACGGGGGCTTGCCTACCGGATGCAGAAGCGGGGGAACAGTGGCTAGGCCGTTACGGTCAACGCGGCTGTCCCGCTCCACCTTAACCTGCCATTGCAGGCCACGCAGCTTCTCGGGAATGGTGATGACATCGTACATCCGCTTGTCATCCTCGGCTAGACGGGTGACGACAAAGGGGTAGTCCTCAAAGCCGTTCAGAAGCTCAAACTTGGCGTAGGCGGGCACATCCTCCTTGGTGCCGCTGTAATTCGGGTGGAAGACGGTGCAATAGATGCCCTGCCCGCCGTCCTCCATGTCAATGAGGCGCTGATAGCCCCGGACAATTTCGTACAGGTCTTGCGGGTTCTCCACGCCGACAATCTCCCGACGAGCCATGACGTTGCCGCTGCCCATAGGGAGCGTTTGGACGCCCTTGCAATTCTCAATAACGTAGTCGGCCCAAGCACGGTCCCAGCCCTCAGAAACCACCTTGGTTTCAATCTCCTGCGCCGTCATCAGCGTCTTGTAGAAGACGTAAGGAGCCTTCTGCGGGTCCATGCAATAGGGCGGGAAGAACACTTCTCCGTCCGGGGAGCACGCCTTGACACAGGGACGGTCAATCTTGCGGCGGGTGACAGGAATCTCCGCAGCCCCCTTCTTTCGAAGCTGGTTCAGGGCTTTCCTACCTCGCTTCGTGGTCAGGTTTTCGTAGATGCCTTGCAGGAGAACGACGATTTGATCGTCATTGGTCCCCTCAAGAATGAGGCGGGCAAGGTCGGGGGAGGCGTCCGCAATCTCCTGCAATGTGATGCTCTGGAGGTAGCTGCTTTCGTAACGCTCCCAGCCTACGTAGGTCACCATCAGCCCACGCTCAAACAGGTGGTTGGCCCCCTGCTCCATCTCCTGCTGGAAACGCGGGATGTAGTGGGCAGTCATCCACTTGAGGAAGCTACTCACCACCTTGGCCTGTGCCATGTCCCCGGCCTCTACGGGATAGGCCCGGATGTTGGCGCGGGTGAGCGCCGTCATGCAGAGGGAAACGTAGGTGTCTATGCGCTCGCTGATGACATGGGCCTCGGTGTCGGACGCCCCCTTCCATGGGAACGCATTAGCCCCGCCCTTCCGCAAATCATCCTGTTTCCCCGGCCATTCGTTACGCCGCTCGTTGTAGCTGTTGCGGCATTGCCCGAAGTAGTCGGACAGATTGTTTACTGTCTCCGTGTACGCCGTGCAAAGCTCGGGCACGTCTGGCCCTTTTTCGCTGAAATAGACAAGGGATTCAGATTGGTCACTTTTCGGCATCAGCGAGTCGGCGTTTAATCTTTCGTATCATAACATGCCAAAACCCTGCGGGCATGGCTAGACGCTCGGCCAGCACACGCTCTGAGTTCTCGGGCTTTCCCCGCCCCAAGGCGTTCTGCAACATCTCCCACCCAAGAAGGCGATCCATCTGCTGGAATTGCCATTCGGGGTCGCCTGTAATGTCACTTTCGCGCAAGGGATTCATGCCGGAATGTTACACCGTTGATGTCCTCGATGGCCTCTACACAGAAGGGCTTTCCTACCAGCCTTCCTTGCAGTTTAACGGGAATTGCCACCGGATGCTTGCCCTCTATCCCGGCAATCTTCGCAAACACCCAGCGGGGGTTCTGCGCGGCGTGTAAGCCCCATGCGTTGTAACGCTTGGCTACGGTCATGGGGGCGGCGTCATGCTGTCTAAGCAGGTCGCAGCCAGCTTCCGTGAAATAGGTGAAGGCGGGAACCTTGCCCCCCGTCATCTGCTCCTTCGTTAGAATGGCATTAGCCCGCAATAGAAGCTCTTTGGGCTCCACCCCAAGCTCCGCAGCCAACACTGTGCATTTGGTCTTCTTCATCGTTAATAGCCTCCCCGTGCCCCGACATGGGGCTTCAATAATTTCGGATCAATGTAGCGAATCTCAGCGACGGCGGCGTAGCGGATAACATCGACGCAATCCTTCCAACATTCATCTTTCCCGTCGTCTCCCGTGTATTCCAACAGGGCGCGAATAATGTTCTCGCACCTGTCGGAGATGTAGAAATGCGGGCGGTTGGTGGCGTCTATCGGGCGCTTCTTGTCGTACGCCATCTTGTTCTTCAACGCCTGCAACCCGTCTTCAATCTCTATGCCGGGAGCGGGCTCAAACACCATTCCGGCGTCGGCCAGGTCTTCAATAGTGCTGCTTACGCCCGTCATGCTCTGGTACTTCGCCGCACCCAAACGGGGGTCGATAAGACGCTCAAATACCGTGGCGTTGTCCTCTTTTTCCAGCATACGGATCATGTCCACGTATTGCCCCACCCCCTCCACCTGACCATCGGGCTTGGCCCCTTCTCCGGGAGCCCATTTACCGTTCTTCCATTCGGCCCAATCGCCCACAGACACATCCGGCCATTCGCGATACACCCACCACGTTTCGGAGGCATCCACCGCAATCCACACCATGAACCACTTCTTCCGGCCTGCCGGGTCCAGCACCAGATAGCGGGTCGTTGGGTAGCCTTTAGAGGCATCCTTCGCCCAAGGCAGGTCTTCGTGCTTAACGACGTTTATTTCGCGGCTAAACGAAGGGAAACGGGTGGTGGCGCTTTTTGTCGGGACGCCATAGGCTGCCGTCAGCGTGTAAGCCATGTCCTGCTTTGCGCGGCAGGTTTCCGCCACCACGTTATACCCGCCCCAAGGGTTATCTTTGGTATGGAAATAGACAATGCCCGTGTTCTTCAGGTAGTTCTTCTGAAGATAGGGCACCTTGTAGCCGTGCATTCCGTGTAGTTCGTCAATCAGCGGGGCGTGCCGCTCCTCTATGGTTTCTGCCTCCTCCCGGTAGTTTCTCACCGTATCGGTCTCGCCATCTTTTGGAGTGAAGGTGATAAGCAATTTAGCATTGCGAGTGGCTAGGCGCAGATAGAGGCGGTCTAGCATCTCCATACCCTGAAGGTATTCGTCCAGCCAGCTACCAACATTGATCCACTTGGGATCGGGACTGCCGAGATTAAGACCCTCTAGGATGGTGGGATTGTTCTGAAACTGGCTGTATTTCTTGAATAAGATTTGGGAGCGGTTGGGGAATGTCAGCTTGTGTCCCGCAAATCCGTTCTGCTGGGAATAGCTGATGTAGTGTGTCTCCCCGGTGGCTTTAACCCTAAGCTCTTCGGGCAACTGCTCCCATACGGCGGGCTGTTGTACGGTCACAGAGGTTTCGTCATTCTGAGACCACGCCAAAATCAGTGAGCCAGGATTCTCTACGGCTGCGCGCACAACGGTCTTTGCGCCGTAAGATGTTTTCCCGCTCCTGTTCGCACCTAGAAGTAGCGCAGTACGAAACTCTTGCAACACCTTATCAGCATAAGTCCAATGCGGAAGCGGGAAGCCGTAGCGATAGGGGTCGCGTATGCTATTTTCTATGGCGTCGTGGTAAAGCCGATGGAGCTTCACAAGCTCCTCTGGCTCCATGACAGCCATCTCCTCTGGCGTGGGAGGGGTTAGTACGGGATGCTCGCGCCACAGCAAACTCAAGCCGTCTCCTCCTCTGGATTGCCCCTACCATCCTGAAACATACGCGCCGCCTCGTAAGCCAGCCCAATAGCGGCCATTTGCCCCCCGCTCCAATAGAAGCGTGTTGCTTCCTTCGGCTGGTCTGTCTCGTCCGTAAATTCAGCCATGACAGCAATTACAGCCGAATCGAAATGTTCGTGAAGCTCCTTGTAGGCCCGCTCTACAGCATCTTCCTGTGCTTTTGTAAGGCTCATGCGTTCTCTGGAAGCTCCTCGTCTTCATCGTCCGTCTCTTCATCCGGCCCGATCCAATCGCTAATGTCCTCTTCTCGTAGTCGGGCGCTAAAGGCTTCCCCTATCTGACGGGAAACGTCGTTCTTCTGCGCTTTCCCGGCCTCTAGGTAGCGTTTCGCAATTTCGGGAGTGATGGTCAGAAACAGGCTCATTTGTCCTTCATTCGCTTCACCAGCACCAAGCAAATCACGGCCAGCACCATAATCAGGCCATAGGTGGCGGGTTCGGGGGTGGGGATGTGCTTCTTGTAGAAGCTGGGGTTTTCGATCTCGTAGTTCATTCCTTTGGGGTAACGTCCACCTCAATGCTCGCGGCCTTTATCTTCGCCCGGGCTTCTGCAATTGCGTTTTGGGCATCCTCAAGGCTTACGCCCTTCTTATGTTCGAAAACCACCCTTGTAGGCTCTCCAAGAGCGGCAAACGCCTTGTCCTGGGCAATGGCATAGGGCAGCACCAAATCCCGCAAATTCACCTTCTTTAGCTCCTCGGGATTGTCGGCCAAATCCTGCATCTTCTGCTTGGCCAGCAGCCTTAAACCTTCCGCCATTTCAAAGCCGTCTGCCGCAAGCTGCTTCCGCCTGTCCTCCAAGGCCGTCTCATGCCGGGCTCTCAGGGCACTAATAGCCGTGAAATTAAGCCCCGTCCTAGCCCTGACAGCCTCAAACGTCTGCCCCTCGGCCAGCATTTCCAACGCCACAGCCGACTCCTTGGGCTTCCGTCTCTCCGTTGCCAGAGCATGCGTCACCCCGGCAATAGACGTTCCAAGGGCAGGCGTGACGTATTCTTCCATCACCAGCGGCTGTTCCTCATCATCTCCACAAGAACCCTCATCACGCAAATAATCAGCACACTAAGAACCAACGCAACAGGAAAGCTCATTCCCGCCATAAGAACGTCCGTCCTCCTTCCTGTCAAGCCTTATGTCTAACGTCCTTACGTCAGGAAAACAATCTCTGGATTTTATGTAGGCAAACGGCTACAGCTCACCCCCACCGTAGGGGATGAGCTGGAAAACATCTCTGTCTTTTAGAGGCGAGGTTTCCGGCGTAACATGAGGAGATTGCTCGGATGCGCCTATTGCACACAATCTTCCTCGGCTCACTGTTCTTGCGAACACGCTGTTTATGGGGCTGGGAATCAGCAACTCTCGTCGCCTAGCGTTCAACGCCGCCCCCACCGATTGTCCTCAAGCCTAGCCCTAAAGCTAGCTTGCGGCCCTTCTCCCTGTAACGCTTCGCAGGTGCGGCTGGCGGACATAGAAAAGCCCGGACGCAGGGGATTGCGACCGGGCTTCTCAATACTAACCAAAAAGCTTATCGCGGACCCCCCGCTTTACCAACACAAACATACTACCACACCCGCTTTCACTGTCAATAGGGT